CCGCCACTTAGGCGCAAAATTCCGCACGCTGTACAATCACATCTTCGTCTACACCCGAACAGTCATACACCGTTTCAAAGATGGATTACCTTTCAATTACGACCCTATCACCCTACACGTCAAGCCCGCTCTGGTATCAACTGACCAACCCGACAAAGTCCGCACAGTTTGGGGTATACCCAAGTACCTCATCTTCGCTGAAGCTATGTTCTTCTGGCCGTTGTTCTCTCACTACCACACCGACAAACGTACTCCGCTCTTATGGAACTACGAGACCCTAAATGGTGGCTGGATGCGATTAAATGCCGAATGGCACGCCACATTCCGTGGTTACAATCCATGCTTTAACCTAGACTGGTCCGAGTTCGACATGCGCGTCTACTTCTCTATGTGGAAGGACATCATCGACCGAGTCAAGACATATTTCTGCTTCTGTGGAAAATACTGCCCGACTAGAACCTACCAAGGTGGTCAAACCAACCCTACCCGCCTCAACAATTTGTGGGACAGAATCACGGATATGTACTTCAACCTTCCGTGCGTCACCCCTCTCGGCAAAGTTTTCAAGCGAATCTGGGCAGGCATGCCTTCTGGCATCTTCTGCACCCAATTCTATGACTCATTCTACAATGGAGTCATGATTGTAACGATTCTCCTAGCTCTTGGATTCACCGTCGACAAGGACACTTTCATCAAACTGATGGGAGATGACGCCCTGTTCACCTTATTACGAGCAATCCCCGTTGAATTGTGGGCCGAATTTCTAGAAGCATTTGCTTTCGAAGCGAACTGGAGATTTGGTTCCAAGCTCAACCCTGACAAAGTCAAAGTTAGCGATAGCATACAAGGTGCCTTCGTTCTCGGCTACTACAACAATAACGGTTACCCCGTTAGGCCGCACGACGAAATCCTAGCTAAGCTACTGCATCCTAAATCACTCCGAGACACTCCTGGCAATCTGATGGCCCGCTCCATCGGCTTGTACTACGCATCTGGCGCACACCCAAAGATACGTCCTATTTGTAAACACATTTACGACGATCTCGCGTACCAAGGATTTAAGCCTTCAATCAAAGGCCTCTCTGGACTATACGATCCTGGATCAATTCACTTGACTGAGTCTGACCTC